TCCCGGCGTGACGTATCTGTGCGCCCCGACGGTGGCTGCCTCATGGGATACGCAAAGCGAATACGATGCCCTTGTGGGTGCGCGTGTGCGTTTTACGTTGTCCGGCGGCGTGTACACCGTTGATGCCACCGATAACTCGACCTATGGCCTTGTCGTGGAACCGCTTGATATTGCGCGTTATCCGGGCAAGGTTCGTTTCTCGATCCGTTCGGGTGTCTCATACCTGTCCTAATTTCCTATGGCCATGAACATCACCATTCGAGACGTGAATGCCTTCGGCAATCCCGGCTCGATGAAGTTCACCGTGGCCTCCGGCACGACCTCTTCCATCACGCCGAACATGCCCGTAGCAAAAACGCTCGGCAACTCCACAGGAAACGTGGTGAGTGCGGCGGCAGATGCTACGCCTGTCGTAGGAACGGATTGGTTGGCGGGAATTGCCATGAGTACGTCCACGGAAACCGCTTCGGCGGCTGGAACCGTGGATGTCATGAAACTTGTCCCGGATGTTGTGTATCTGTGTGATGCCGATGATGCGACGCTTATTGCCACTCAAGCCGATTACGACGCTTTGGTAGGTGCGCGTGTCGTATTCACGGAATCTGCAGGTACCTACACGATTGATCTTACGGATGGTGATGGATCGGATAATGGCTTGGTTGTTCAACCGAGCAATATTCTTCTCTATCCTGGCAAGGTTGCCTTTTCCATTCGTAATGCGGTTGATTACTTCGCCTAATTATTGAACGACTACTTGTAAAAAAGTATGTTTACTGAGTCACAGAATATCGCCATCGTGCGAACCGAGCTGGACACCGTATTCTTCCAGCAGTTCGCCTATGACGGTACGGACCCTGGCATTGCCACGGCTCGCACGGGTCAAATCTTTAAGGAAGTGCCGATTGATCGCTTGCAGTACATCGGTCAGATCAACTCTGACGTGGGTCTGTGGCCGAAGATCGGTGAAACGCAGACGGTCCCGACGGCTACCCCGAAGGTTGCCAATAAGTGGACGGTGCAGGTGGCCGACTTTGCCCAGAGCATTGAACTCTCGAAGAACCTCTTCGATGACAACATGCATGGCGTGTGGGCTAACGACGTGTCGAAGTTTGCTCGCAAAGCTCTGATCACGCAGGACAACAACGCGTTCGCGCTGTGGCGCAATTCGTTCACGACCCAGCTTACGGCTGACGGCGTGTCCTTCATCAACTCGGCTCACCCGCTCATTCAGGGTGGTACGACCTCGAACGTGATTAGCGGTGCGCTCACTTCAACGACGCTTAATAGCGGTATCATCGCGCTCCGTACTCAGGTGGACCAGAACAACGTCATTCAGGGTGGTGTGCCGAGCATCTTGCTTGTCCCGCCGGAACTCTTTAAGACGGCTCTCGAAATCACCGAATCGGCCCTTGTGTCCGATAGCGGTAACAACGCGCTGAACGTCTATCGCTCGGCCTATGGCATCCAAGTATGGACGAGTCCATATCTTGGTGCGGCGGCTGGCGGTTCCGCGACGGCTTGGTGGCTTATGACGCGTGATAACTCCGTTATCCGTGTGGTGCGTCAGGGTATCGAGACGGCTCTCCGCGACTGGCGTTACTCGAACAACCGTACCTATCTTTATCAGGGTAACTTCCGTGAGGAAGTGTACGCTCCGGACTACTGTGGCGTGGTGGGCTCGCTTGGAACGTAAGTTGATTCTTTTAACTTCTTCTTATGGCGGGGACTAATCTATTCGCTCCCATTTCATCTACTTGTGATGTCGCCCTCACGAGTAATGAAGCGGCGAGCGCAAATGACACGGGCTTGGCGTATCTCGCCAAATGCACGGGTGCGCCGCCGACCACGGCGGGCATCTTCGCCCCCGGTTGTCTCATGATCCGCACGGACAACACGACCTTCTACCAGAACACGGGCACGGCGGCTTCTCCGTCGTGGACGTTGAACGGAACGGGGGCGGTTGGTCCGACGGGTCCGACGGGTTACACGGGTTTCACGGGTCCGTCCGTTACCGGTCCGACCGGTTACACGGGTCCGCAAGGTGCCACGGGTTACACGGGTCCCACGGGCTACACTGGTCCGACCGGGTACACCGGTCGCACGGGTCCGACGGGTTACACCGGACCGTAAATGTCAGTTTCCTTTCTTCCTCTTGGTCTCCTCCTAAGGGGACGAAGGATAAACTCATATTATGTCCTACAGCATTGCCAACCTGAAGAACGACGTAGCCGCGCGACTGCACGGCACGACCATCAACGCCATCCAAAACTTCTACGGGCTGTGCAATGCGGCGGCCTCGGATATTCTGCTTCGGATTGATCCGCAGGAAACAAAACGCTTGGTAGAGACACCGCCTGTGTTTAATGGTGTGTGGGATTACGCCGTTCCGACCGACCTTAAAGGAAATAGAATCATTGATATCCGTCCGCAGTTCCGTCGCTATCCGAATGACATTTGGATTCAGGACTATAACCAAGAGTTTGATTTGACGAAGAGTGGCTTCCTCGAATCCTCATGGCAACCGACGTTCACAATCCAATTTAATAACTTTAATAAATACATCCGACTTAACTCTCCGAATCTCATTCCGGGGATTACCGTAAACTTGGCGGAAAGTATCACCGATAACGGAACATGGACGGTGGGAGGAGATGCAAGCAATCTTGCCGTGGATAACCAGAATTATATCGGAGGAGCTGGTTCCCTTTCCTTCGATTTAAGCGGTGCAACAGGAGAGGGTTGGCTTGAGAACTCCACGATGGACACGGTGAACTTGTCTAACCAAATCAATCAGGCTACCGGGTTCCTTTATACGTTCCTTCCTACGGCCGCTGACTTCAATTCCGTTGAATACCGATGGGGTTCAAGCTCGACGGATTACTACTCGGTCACGGTGACGACCACACAAGAGAACACGGAGTTCCAGAATGCCTGGAACCTGCTTGCGTTTGAATGGCTCGGAGCGACTGTTACGGGATCACCCGATCCATCGAATATTACCTATCTTCGCGTGACGTGGAACTATGATGTAGGCCAACCGCAAACGGCGGTTCACTTGAATGATATTACCTCGGCTCTTGGAACGGTTTTGGAGATGGAGTATTACTCCAAGTTCATGTTCCGTGACGGGGCGACCGGAGCCTTCAAGGAAAAAGCGACAAGTGATCTTGATCTCATCAACCTTGATACCGAGGCCTACATGATTTATGTCAATCGTTTCCTGTTTCTCGCCTCACAGCAAAAGCAGGGCGTTGATGCCGTGTATGGAGACGGCCCGTTCTTCAACAACGAATATGAACGGGGAATCCAGCGTTATACCGGATTGTATAAATCCGAGGTTCAGAAACCCAGAAATTCCTATTATGTCCAGCCGAATAGTGCATATGGACAGTATCTAGGCTGGGGACGCTGGAACTAATCTATGCAACAAAATCAAGGCCAACCTGCGGCAAAAGCTCCTTCTTATAGTGCGGCCCGTAGGATGGGCGGTGCTTCACTTCGTGAATATCATTTGATCGAGAAGTTCACTAAGGGCTATCGCAATCGTGAGGATATTACGACCCTCCCGCCGGATGTCATGGTAGTCGGTTCACAAAACGTGCTGACGAATGTCTATCAGCGCGTTGGAATTCGTCGCGGTTATACTCTCGATGGGCAGAGGGACACGTCCCGTAATCCCGTTCTTTCCTCTTTTGATTGGGAACGGCATTCAGGCAATACGGTGCATGTTCGAAGTGGAGGAGATTATGCGAATAGCCTTGGTAAACTACAATTTCGGTACGTCGCCACGGCCGACGGCCAATCATGGGACGGGAATGTTTTTGTAAAAAACCAAGTGTATTGGATTGATTTGATTACCGATCTATCAGCTATTCAATTCAACTATTGTACTTTTTGGGATTTCAATTCCGAACTCAAGGATTTCCTGCTTTTTGTAAACGGAGAAAGCAATATCCGTGAATGGACGGGAGGTGTTGCGGTCCTTAAATCCTCTTCGAATGCAACGGGGGTGATTAAGACGTTCAAGCAATTCGGCGAAGTGAGTGCCGTTTCTATTACAAGCGGTGGGACGGGCTATGAAACAGGTGATGTGCTCACCCTTCTTACGGGAAGCGGTACGGCCTCGATTGAAGTAACGGCTCTTGCAGGCGTTATTACTGCTATCAATGTTATTCCCTATGGCGGAAGTGGCTATGCGGCAGGAACAGACGTAGCAACGCTTGGAGGACATGGATCGGGGGCCTCAATTCATATTGATACTGTGTACTCGAATGCGGGGACGGGGTATGCGATCGGAGATACGCTTACCGTCTCTACGGGAAACTTGGACGCGACCATGACGGTTACGGATATCTATGCCGCAAATGGGGCGATCGTTGCCTTTACGCTTACCAATCCCGGTACGGGCTATACGGTTTCCGTGGACGCGGTGAATGGCGGGAGTGGCACGGGTGCAACCTTCGATATCACGGCAATCGCTCAAGGGTATTTGGAAAAGGAAGGAACGACCTCTTGGGCCGAAGAAGGGTTTTATAATCTTCGCGCGACACGTCAGGTAACGATCAATGGGAATGTTTATACTTATACGGGAGGAGAAAGCACGACCTTTCTTGTTGGTATTTCTCCCGATCCGACCGGCGAAGCCATTGGCTCGGTGGTCTTTCAGACTCCCGTGGTTACGCCAAACAGCGGCATGACGGGACTTCCGACCACGCTTAAAAATACCTTGATTGCCAACCTGAATAATCAGGTATATGTGGCCGATACGACGAACAGGAATGTCTATGTCTCCAAGGTGAATAACTATCAGAATTACAGTTATTCCACGCCACGACTCGTCGGAGAAGGTGCGACGCTTACGCTCGATGGAACGCCGGTTGCTCTCATCCCCCAACAAGGGGCGATGTATATGAGTGCGGGGAAGGATCAATGGTATCAAACCGCCTTCCAACTTTCAGCCGATAATACGGCGGAGAGTTTTACGATCAATCGTCTCAAGACGACTTCAAGAGAAGGGACGCAATCCCAAGCCCTGACGACTAAGATCAAGAATTATATCGCCTTCATTTCATTCGAGAAAAGCGCGAATACGCTTGGTATTGACCCGAACATTCTCCAAGAACCCCGTGTAAGCGATCTGTCGGCTCCGATCGTGAATGACATGCAAGGGTATGATTTTACGGGAGGATTTTGCCAGTATTTTCCGGGTTCCCCCACTTTCCCCGGACAATATTTGTTCTTCTCGGTTCCCGAATCGAGCTTGGTTCGTATTTACAACATGACAGACAGTAAAAACATGTACTGGGAAGCTCCCCAGATCATGCCTTTAACCTGCTTTTCCATCATTGATGGCGATCTGTATGGCCATTCTTCCCAGTCCACCAATACATTCAAGCTGTTTGATGGTTATACGGATGATAGCCATGCGGTGAATGCAGTCGCGGCCTTTGCATTTAACAATGACGGCGTGCGAACGGTACAAAAAAGTTCCAACGGTTGCTATGTAGAGGGATATATCGCCGCAAATACGGATATTACGCTTACGTTACAGCGTGATGTGGACGGGTTGGCCTCCAATTATTCCACGATTATTAGCGGAAATGACTCACAGATCGTTCCTCCGGCTCCCGATACGGCCTCTCTTGGAAAGACAAGTCTCGGCAAGAATAGCTTGGGCGGTGAAGCCGAGTTTGCTCCTGCAAACGCTACCCCTCCGAAGTTTCGTGTCGAAAAAACGTATAACAGGGTAGAATACTTTGAGGAGCAAGTTTCTTTTTCAAGCTATGGGACTGGATTGATCTGGGAAATCTTGGCCTTTGGCACCAATTCCGTGCCTTCGAGCAACGAACCTACTCAAATCAGACAGTAATATGCCTTCCATCCCCCGACGCTACGCACAATTACAGCCGTTTACCCTTGCAGGGAGCGGCTCGAATCTTGGAGATACAAGTTTTACGCTTTCTTCCTTCAATGATATTGACGGAAATGCGCTAGCCATGACAGCTTTTGGCTCAAAAGGCTATGGCACGCTTGAACCGGGAAGTGCGGCACAGGAAGAACAGATCAGCTTCACGGGAATTACGACCAATTCCGACGGCTCGGTGACGCTTACCGGCGTTTCTAACGTGGACTTCCTGTATCCCTATACGGAAACGTCAGGTCTCGCCAAAATCCATGCAGGCGGCGTGCGTTTCGTCATTTCCAATACCTCCGGCTTCTACGGGTCATTTGCCAATACTCTCGATGACGAAACGATCACGGGTGATTGGACATTCAGCACCACTCCACAGATTTCTAATGATCCTGTGGCCAACTTGGATGCGGCTAACAAAGAATACGTGGACGGGGTGGCCGTAAGCGGTGCGCCGAATGCGAATGAAACGACGAAAGGTATCGTACAGTTGGCGACAAGTACCCAAACCCAAGCTGGAACGTCGGCAGGCTCAACGGGAGCGCGTTTGGTTGTTCCTAATAGTCTCTCAACGACGACAAGTGCGGGAGCAGGAAATGCAGGCTATGCGCCTATTCTCGGAGCGGCAGGCCTCCTTGATAATTCTATGCTTCCGAATTCTACGACTTCCGCGAAAGGCGTAAGCGAACTGGCAACGGATGCGGAGCTTGCGGCCGGAACGGGAACGGGCGGAAGTGGGCCTTTGGTAGCGACGGGTTCGAGTTTTAACGCTACTCCGGATGATACGATCGCGAATAACAGCAACAAAGTTCCTGTCTTGAATACGTCGGGTGTCATGGCTCAAAAGTTCATTGATGGAACAGGAACGAGTGGCGCGGCCATTAGTATCGGCCAAGGGCTTTACCTTAAAGCGTCGGACGGCTTCCTCTATCCCTCTATCGGAACAGGGGATGAAAGCACGTTTAGTTTTGTGGGAATTGCTCAAAGTGCCGCAGGAGGGAGTGGGACCGTCGTGCGTTTCGCCCGTCCGGGCCAAATTGCCACGGGGTTGTCCGGACTTTCGGCAGGCTCTTACTACTATGTGACCGATGTAGCGGGTACGCTTGATACGACTCCGGGTACTCGATATGCCAAGGTAGGACAAGCTATGAGTACAACGACGATGCGTGTCATTGAACCTCACTTTATTGCTTCGGGCACATTGTCTCTTGGAAACAACACGGGCACGACGATCACGACGGGTTTTTATCCTACTTTTGTCCAAATCCAAGCGATTATTACGACAGGAACGGCCAACAGTACCTCTCTTGGGAATGGTCAGAATCGTTCCATGACTTCGAGTGCATCTCCGACGGCTAATGCGTCAAAGGCTTGGAATGTAACAAACACCGGAGCTGTGGTTCATTCGGGCACCGTAAGCAGTAAGTCCGCTACGGGTTTTACTCTTACTTCGGATAATAATGCAGGGAACCCTACTGCCACTCTCTATTGGTGGGCCGAAAACCTCTAATATATGGCATCCACGAATGCACAGGGATTTACTCCCGAGCAGATGAGCAAATACGCCGAGGATCGTGCTTATCAGCAGGCGGGTGAAGCCAAACAGTCGCAGATCAACCAAGCGGTGGCCGCCCGTCCCGCAGGAACGGTGTATGACCCGTCTAGTGGTACCTATAAAGACCCTCGCCTTGGTACGACCTATATCGGCTCTACGACGGGTCAAACGAATGCCCAAGGTCAAGAGCAATTAACCCCGGCTCCAGGGCCCTCGGGTGGTCTTCGCTTTCAACAGAACCCGACCAATCCTGTGGTGGTCTCAACGCCAAAGGAGGCCATGCAGGATTTGTCTAGTAAGCAGGCGTTTCTTAATAACCTGACCCAAGGTGTAGCTAATCAGAGTGCCATGAAAGCTGGTACGAATAATACTTGGGCTCCTCCTGGTGGTTTCAAGACGGAATTGCCACCTACAAATCCAGCTCCTGCAACAGCCGAAGATACCGCTAATGCCTTAAGCCTTAAATTTGGCTTAGGAACGCCAGAAGCAACAACTACGACTCCTACCGCTACTGGCACGGCCGGGGCGGGAGGAACCGATTTAGAGGCCCAGATGAACGATTTGAATGCTAAGACCGATCAAGCTTTTCAGGATTATCAAAACAGCATTAATCAGCTTCGCAGTGGTACGTTTCCACTTACACCGGACCAGCAAGCCCAAGTGGACGCGATGAATGCGAGTACGCAAAGCTTGATCGCGGCTCAAAAGGTAGCCAATCAAAATTACACTCAGGGTGTTACCCAAGCCGGGATTACAAGCGGTCAAGCACGCTATTCCCCGGAGATCGCTATGGGGAATATCCAAAATTCGATTAGTGCCGGTTTGGCCAAAGTCCAAGATATTGAAGTTAAGGCTCAAACCGAGATGACGACGCTCCGTCAGGGTTTTGATGACCGCAATTATGCCCAGATCAATGCGTCATACGATAAGCTCCAAAGCTATCTGAAGCAGAAGTCGGATTCGATTACGGCCATGCAGAAAGCCATTCAGGATGAGGCGGACAAGACGCGCCAATATAACCTTGATATAGCCAAGTTCCAGCAACAGCAACAACAAGATAGTTTTAACAATACGATGGCTTCGAATAATGCTGATTTGGCCAGTAAGAAACAGGCGTTTGACGAGTACATGCAACAGGCGAACCTGACGGAGAAACAAAAACAAGATGCAACGGATAATTATTATAAAGGCGTGACGGCCAGTCTCCAGCAGGCGCAATTTGCTCTAGATCAGAAGAAGGAGGCTTTTGCCGAATCGCAAGCGGCCGATCCTCTTGGAATTGCGGCGGCACATCCTGAAACACTCAATGACTTGGTAAAGACGGGTGTTGCGAACCAACTTGGAACAGGAGAAACGTTTGTTGATATTTCGGGTTTGCCGGATAGTAAAACGAAAGCTCAAGCGACAAAACTTGCGAATCAGGCGCATCTTCCGATTATTTCCAGCGCGGCTGAAGCGCAAGGTCTTACGTCTCTTGATACGGAACAGAAAAACCTGACGAATCTGCTTAACCTTTTCAATCAAGTTGGCCCGAAGGATGCGACAACGCGTCTTGGCCAAGCCGCTACTCAATGGGGTTCCCTCGCCGCCGACACGCCGCAGGCGCAACTTATTAAAGGCTATCAGTCACTTTCAAGCACCGAGCTTCCGAGCCTTGTAAAAGCCGTATCCGGTCTGAACCGGGTGAACCAATCGGAACTTCATTCCGCGAGTGATGCGTTGCCTTCGATGGCTCCCGGTAGCATGGATACGGTCGCAGATGCCAAGGCCAAGATTCAAAATCTTATGCAAGTACTCTCCAATCAAAAGAGTTCCATGCTTGATAACAAGGTTGTCTATACGGACTTGAACGATTACAAGAATGCTAATCCTGAAAATGTAAGCTATATCGGGGATATTCACAACGCCCATCCCGATTGGTCGCCTGATGATGTCATGCAATTCATCAACTCTCAAAATGGGGTTGGTCAATTCGATACAGGCCAATCGGATTTTAATGGAGTTGGCGGCGACACACAACCAGCCGATCTGAGCAAGCTCATAAGTGCCATTGGACAGTATGAAAGCGGTGGCAACTACAAGGCTCTAGGGCCCGTGATACCGAGTGGAGCATATGAAGGGGATCGAGCGTATGGGAAATATCAGGTCATGGGAAAGAACATCCCTTCTTGGACAAAACAGGCCCTTGGATACTCCATGACACCGCAACAGTTCCTTGCCGATACGGATGCCCAAGACAAAGTAGCCGAGCATTTTATCGGGGCGAATCTGGATAAATATGGAACGCCGGAGGATGTAGCGGCAGTCTGGCTAAGTGGTCGGCCACTGGCAGGGAACAATGCCTCCGATTTGGCAACAGGGGTAACTGTGCCACAATACGTTAAGAATGTAATGAAAAACTACTATGCTTAGCCCTGAACAAATCCAAGAGGCCGCCCAACAATTCGGACCGCCGCCTAGTGCGAAGAATGCGAGCCCAACCGCATCCAAGGATTTTGATTGGGATACTTTTCTTGGCAAAAGCGGACCTGCTTCTAGCACGTCAAACACTCCTGCCTCTTCAGCCTCTCCTTCTTTCGAAGAACAGCATCCAATCCTAGGAGGTGTCAAAAGCGGTTTAGAAAATATAGGAGGCGCGATTGCGAGCACGGTTACACAGCCTGCGAAAGCTCTTCAGTCTCTCGGCACGGGTCTTGGGGAAGTCACGGCCGAACATCTGCAAATGCCTTTCGCCAAACAACTGGCAGGGGCTCTTGGTTTTACTCCAGAGAATGCGGCGGCGACCAAGGCGGCTCTTGAAACAGGTGCTACTCCTGCGAAGACACCTGAACAGGCGGCTGGTGTGGGTATCCAAGCGGCGGCAAACCTCGCTACTCCAGCGGCTCTTGCGGCCGGTCCGGCTGGACTTGCGGCTCAAACAGCCGCCCTTTCGGGGGGACAAGCTATGGAACAAGGAAAAGGAGCGGCAGATGTAGGTATCAATGCGGCTCTTGGTGGCGCTCTTGGGGGCGCTCTTGGGAAGGGAACCGAGTTTGCAGGGAACCTGGTTAGTAAAGGCGCACAGGCTCTCAAAGAGGCGGCGGCTCCTATCGTAGAAAAGACGATGCCGTTTTTAAGCAATGTTCCTAAAGGTTTTATTACTTTCGCCAAAGCTAACCCTGAACTTGTTCTTCCGAAGATGCAGACGATGGCCAAGGCTCTTGAAAGTGGGGATCCGGCCACGGCTGAAAGTGCACTGCGTGAAGAGTTGTTGTCTCATGCGAGGGATATCCATGCCCAAGCCAAGAATGTAGCCGAGACAGCTTACAAAAATGGAGTAGATGCCGTGAAACAGAAGTTTCCTGATGCTCAAGGATCGGTTGAAGCGATGCGCGGTTCTCTTCGTGCACTGGTAAAGGAAGCTGGTCCCGTCATTGGCCAAGAGAATGAACAGGCTATGAAGGCAATTGCTAATACGCTCAAAGGTCAAAAGACAGCATCAGTTGATGGATTAATCGGTCTTAAACGTAATCTTGCGAGTATCGTGGATCAGACCGAACAAGGTACTCCAGCTTATCGAACCGCTAACTTGATGATGAATGAAGTTGATAACGAACTTAATCGTATAACTAAGGGTGCCATGAAGCCTATCAATAAGGCTTATGCGGCCTTCAAGAATGACCAAGCTCAAATCAAACCGGTCTGGTCAAACTCGGCTAAAGAAGACACGGCTAGAAACTTTGTGAATGGCCTTGAAAGTCAAGCCAAGGGGGGTTCTCTTGATGCCATGAAACGCTTAGAGAAACTTGCAGGAGCTACCAAATCCATTACGGATCAGATCAAAGCTACGAAGATTGCAAAAGCCTTTAATTGGGAAAAAGCACCTCCCGGTAGCCGTATCCGCGATCAATTAATGTCTAACGCTATTTCCGCTGGAGGCACGGCGTTAGGGGGCATGATTGGAGCTAAAAAACACGGCGTTGAGGGAGGGTTTGAAGGTGCGGGGATTGGAAGCGTTTTGGGCTCTGTTATAGGAGGTAAAGTCACGTCTCCGGCGGTTCTATCCAAGCTTCTTATGAGTCAATTCGAGGAAAGTGGCGCACCCGTAACGAACGAAGTGCGTCAATGGATTGGTAAGGCTATTTCAAATCCCGCAACGGCCACGGCCTTGCGTAACATGATTCTTGGATTAACGGGTACTCAACCAACCGAGTAAGTAGCCGAACATCAGAATAGAAACAAAGGTTAAAGCGTTCATATAAGTCTAGGGCTAAGATTAGCGAATAATTGGTCTAGCATCCAAGGAACGTAATAATATACATTATATTATGGAATCTGTCAAGCCTACCAAGATCCATGCTACAATCCCCGTAAAGGCGGTCCAAGCCTTGCGGGATTTGGCCGCATTGAAACGTAAATGGGAGTGGATCAAGGCCAAGCTACAACCGTATCTCTAATTTTTCTTTTATACGTCCTGTGGAGAACAAAAAGGCCAAGAAAGTCGTAGATTTCCTCCAAAACCCTTCACTGGGCGTATTCAAGGAATTGGCGGACATTTCGGATAAATTGGATACGGTAGATGCAACGCTTAAAGAGACCCTTGGCGGCCATTCTTTCGATGGACTTGAAGCCTTGAAAGGTGAAAGTGGAGAGAAGGGAGAACAGGGCCCTCCTGGTCCTATGGGTCCGAAAGGAGATCGTGGTATTCAAGGTCCGAAAGGTGACAAGGGGGATATGGGTCCACAAGGTCCCGCCCACGGTAAGGATGGTAAAGACGGCAAAGATGGGCTTCCTGGTCCACAAGGTCCGGCAGGCAAGCCCGGTCGTGATGCGATCGCGATCAAGCCTGAAGAAGTACGCGATAAGCTCGTCTCCCTTAAAGGAGATGCGCGTTTGCCGATGGAGGCGATCAAGGGCATGCCCACCGCTAAGGATGTGGTAGATCAGATTAAAAAGGATAAGTCCTTGAACGTGGAGGACTTGAAGAATGGACAGGCAATTTTGTATCCGAACAAGAAAGTGTTGGACCAGCGTTGGCATGGAGGCGGAAGCGGCGGAGCGACAGGTCCGACAGGTCCCACGGGCTATACGGGGGCTACAGGCTATACTGGCTATACGGGTGCGACTGGATACACAGGCCCCTCTGTAACGGGCTATACGGGCTATACGGGCCCGACAGGGTACACGGGATACACAGGCCCCTCGGTTACGGGTGCGACGGGCTATACGGGCTTCACGGGGCCACAGGGTCCCACGGGCTATACGGGGGCTACAGGCTATACTGGCTATACGGGAGCCGGAGCTTTCACGGGACCGACCGGATATACTGGTTCTCAAGGTCCGACGGGAGCGACCGGATATACGGGGCCGCAAGGTGCGACAGGCTACACGGGCTACACAGGTCCTCAAGGCGCGACGGGTTACACAGGGGCACAAGGCCCTACCGGATACACAGGTTACACGGGCGCAACGGGCTACACGGGCTACACGGGCTACACGGGTCCGACTGGTACAACACTTGTTGTTCCGACAGTTGATGGAACGTCTGTTGGTCCACAAACCAGCTCTTTCAATTCCGGCTATTCCAGTACAGCTATCGGAGACTTGGTGTACTTGGATAGCTCGGCGACTTGGCAAAAGACGGACGCGAATACGCTTGCCCTCTATAACGGGTTGCTTGGTGTTGCCATGAGTGTCGCTTCAAGTGGGAACCCCGTAACGGTGGCTTTGCCTGGCTCCATGATCTACACGACGGCCTTTCCGACATGGACGATCGGTTCCCCTATCTATATGAGTGAAACGGCGGGAGAGATGACGCAGACGGCCCCGACAACGACCGATTCGGCTACCCGTATCATGGGATGGGGTATCCATGCCGATAAGATGTATTTTGACCCTGACGGGTGCTACATCACACATACCTAGAATATGGCTATCGCTTACGACAACTCCGTAACAGCTCAGCATGTTACCCCCGTCACGGCGACGATGACGATTTCGGCATCGGCGACAATGGCTTTGTGTGCCGTGATGAACGGGAACGGATCATGGACCGTAGACACGATGACGCTAAATGGGGTGGCGATGACGGCTCTCACGAATTACAAAATCACAAGCGGGAGTTTGAACAACTGGAAAGTGTATATCTACTACCTCGCCAATCCTTCCACGGGTTCGCAAACTTTTTCGTGCTCGTCGTCAAGCGCGTCGGGAGGTATCTATATTGTTGCTGGGACATGGACGGGAACGGGCTCGACCGTCGAGGCATTTCACCAGGATTCCAATACGTCTGGTTCGACGCTTACGAACACGGTGACGACTCTGACAAACAACGCATGGTGCATGAGCTTTGCGAGCTCGGATGACAACGGGGGTGGGAAGCCTACGGCTAATTCGGGTTGTACGCTTCGTAAATTGGAAGCAGTGGATAACGTAATGGGCTTGTTTGACTCCAACGGAGCAATTACCCCAGCCGGGTCTAAATCATTCGTGTACAATATCAATGGAACGCATGGTGGCCGTGGAGTGATTATGTCTATCCCGCCGCTTGCTTCTGGCCCGACAAATGTAAAAACATGGGACGGCATTTCCCTTTCCTCTGTTAAGACTATTGACGATATTGCGATTGCCTCCATCAAGAGTATTGATGGTGTGACTTGATGAACGTAGGATAGTGGCATGACAAAACCTTCTTTTTCGTGTATTTTGATCGCTCGCAATGAAGAAAAAACCCTCCCTCGAATGCTTGAGTCCCTTACCGAGTTCAAGAACCGAGGAGGGAATACGGTGGTTGTGGATACGGGGTCTCATGACAAAACCGCACAGGTCGCCAGAGATTGGGGGTGTATCGTCGAGGAAGTCGGAGACAGATTCCGCCTCACGATCTCCGAAGAACAGGCGAAAGCGATCAATGAAAAGTTCATCGTGAACGGGGAGGAGCCCGTCGTGAAAGGCGGGGATTCGCTATTTGATTTCAGTAGTGCCAGAAACTATGCGGCCAGTCTTTCTCCGACCGACATGATCGCCATGCCGGATTGCGATGAAATGTTTACCAAGCTAGACATAGACAAGATCAACGAAGCGATTGAAAAAGGGGCCGAGCAATTCGAGTATCAATTCGTATTTTCCCACGATCAGTTCGGGAATCCGATGATCGCGTTTCTCCACAGCAAGTTTTATAACCGCACGAAGCTCGAATGGACGGGAATTATCCATGAAGTCCTGCGCGGAGCCGCGAATCGCGTATATCTTCCCGAAGATACGATCAAGCTTGAACATTACCAGAACCAAGAAACCAACCGCACGGGATACCTAAAGGGCCTTGCGCTTGATTGTTTCCTCCATCCCGACAGCGACAGGAACAGCCATTACTTTGCCCGTGAAATGATGTACACGAAACGCTATCACTCGGCGATCAAGGAGTTCGAGCGTCATGTGGAAATGAAGAAATGGCTGGCAGAACGGGCCCAATCCGTCGTGTATATCGGGGAGTGTTATGACCGTTTGGGACAAGAAAACATGGCCGTTTCCGCTTGGCAGGAGGCTTATAACATGGATTCAAGTAGGCGGGAGCCATTGATACGCCTCATGCAGTTCTACTTTTACCGAGGAGACGCGCCGAGGGTTGTCGCCTATGGAGAAGCGGCTCTTACCATTCCTAAAGGAAATTTCTACTCTGATAATGCGGCTCATTACCGAGAATGGCCGCATGACATGTTGTATTGGGCTTACTGGAAATTAGGCAATAAAGAAAAGAGCAAAGAGCATTGGCAGAAGTGTCTCGAATATCAGCCGGAAAGTCCTAAATATAAAGCTGATGCCCAATTCTATGTTGCTTGATGAACTGACCGAGCTTGTACGTTTAGAGACTCCTTTTACGTTCGTAAAGAAAGGGGACGGAGAACTTGAGTGCATGCATGGCGTGCAGGGGGGAAATTGTGACGGACATCCCTACTCCAAGGAATTGGGAGAACGATTGAAACAGGCATTTACTTTTCTTGAAGATAAGGCCTTTATCGTCGAGTTCGGAGACCAACGGAATTACAATAGTCTTTTGCACCGCACTGACTGTGATTTACAGAAGGTGAAAGACTTTTGGATGAGCGTGCGTAATAGCAATAAAGAGAAAATCTTTATCGGGCCCGAACGCCTTAGACGCGTGTCGGGCCTTTTGCATGCCCGTTATTTCCCAATTCCTTTAGTGAATGCCTTCCAACATTATGCGGAAATGTGGAATGCGCTACAGGAAATCATATCTCCCGATGCGATTGTCATTCTCTGTGCCGGAATGCCAGCCAAGGTCTTTATCCATGATTTATTGGTGAAATATCCGAATCTTACTTGTTTAGATGCCGGAAGTGCCTTTGACCCTTTGATTGTCGGCCCCACTCGTACCGTACAAGCCTCTAAAGAAGTCCTGGAAGCTCTCTATGCCGATGTTCTTTAATCCTCCACAGGAAACTCACCCCGAACGCTTATGGCCTCTTAATAACGGCTGTAGTGGCCGAGTGCTTGATCTTGGCTGTGGAGATCATAAAACCGATCCAAGCTTCACAGGCGTTGATATACGGCCTGTGACGGATGTCTGTGCGTCACTCGACAAGCTTCCCTTTGAGGATGGAAGTTTTGATTGTCTTATCTCCCGTCATTCTCTCGAACACATGCTCGATCCCGTGGCCACCCTCAAAGAATGGCTTCGGGTATTAGTTGATGGAGGACGGATGTATATCATTCTTCCCGACCATGAGTTTATCAACACGATTGATCCGTTTTACTCAAATGGAGAACATTTACATGCATATACTCGTAGCAGTTTCTCTGCTTTGTGCGGCCTTATTCCTGATCTGTATCTCCTTAATATAGAGACCGTCGTTCCCGAATGGAGCTTTGGGGTGATTCTCCGAAAGGGAACACCGACGATTAGCGTCGTTCTCCCCCACCTTTCCGAAGTGGACGGCATAAAGCTCGAACACCGTGAAGCGGGGTTGAAACGCTGTTTAGCGTCTATTGAAGTACAGGATTATCCGCAGGATTTGATTGACGTACAGGTGATTGATGGCGAGGGAACCGTGCCGGAAAAGGTAAAACACGGCGTAGAACAGACAAAAGGCGATTACATCATCTACGCCGCTAACGACATGGAGTTTGCGTCTGATGCATTCCGATTAGCGATCATGGAAAGCGAGTGCCAAGACAAGGCTTTGGTGTCTTTCGATAGTGGCCCAATTTACGAGGATAAGGGAAATATCTGCGAACATTTCTTGATTCGCAGGGACTTTATTCCTAGGCTTCAACGTGAAGAAATCTTTGATACGAGGTTGAGGCATTGCGGGGTTGATAATTTTTTGTGGGCGCAAGCCGATAAGCTGAATCAGGCTTTCCACTCGGAAAGAGCTAAAGCGACCCATTATCATTTTTCCAAGGGCGCAAAACGTGATAGCGTATATGACAGAGGCTGGGGACATGCGGAGCAAGACCGCGCATTACTAAAAACTCTTTTAGAGTCTTTATAAACATTCCCTATGGCCGGAACTTCCGACATTCTCCCCGCGATCAATTTCCTTGCGGTGACACCCTCCGATACGGTTGATCTTCTTCCGACGGGGGCGCGTGCGTTATATGTAGGTACGGGTGGCGATGTGGTAGCGATTAATGCTTCAGGCGATCCGATCACGTTCAAGAACGTGCCGAGTGGGGCGTTCATGCCGATCTATACGACCCGCGTGAACGCAACCGATACGACGGCTGATGACATTATTGCACTCTTCTGAGCTAAGTTTTATGAGTAGACATTTTGGTAGTAAGTACAGACTGGGTACGGCAACTGTCGAATGTTTACATTGTCATACGAAAAAAGAAGTTAATGGTTATCGTGCAAAAGGATTTAAGTTTTGTTCTCGCGTATGTCAGATGGCTCATACGCCAGTATGGAATAAAGGACTTAAAACTGGTTTTAATCCAAATCACAATAAGGCTCTAAGAGCTTCTTTAGAAAAAAGACCAGGAAGGACTCTTGGAATCGTTCATTCTGGTGGTTATGTCAAATGCGCTAAAGGTGGTCCCCAAAATTATGTCCGTGAACATCGAGAAGTGATGGCGAAAGCTATAGGTAGGCCGTTATCAAAAAAAGAAATTGTCCATCATTGGGATGAAAATAAAACCAATAATGCACAATCAAATCTTGCGTTATTGCGTAGTAATTCAGCTCATACACGACTGCATAATTTCGCACGTCGCCATGGTATCAAGGTTAGTATGCTAAAGTTTAATCAACCTTGGCTTTTTGAGCCGAGTGTTAACTCCGTCTAGTATGCAAGGATTGATGCTCGGACTCGCCAATTCCGTTGTCTGGTTGCAGGATGTCTTTGGCATCAATCCTCCCTTCCCTCCGGGGTCATTCCTTGTGACCGAACAGAATGATCCGTTCATTACCGAAGGAGGAGATAACTTCATTATTGAATAACTATGGCCAACGTAAAGTTCACCGACCTAACAGCAACCACTACGCTTGTCGCGGCGGATATTATTCCTGTCGTGACTGATGTAGCAGGTACTCCAACCAACAAGAAAATTACTTACGGTAATTTCTTTCTTACACCTCCCGCCCGTTTGATGTATCGCAAGGGGGCAAATGTCGCTTCCGCGAATGATCTGACGCTCGGGAGTGATGGAAACTTCTTTGCGATCACGGGAACGACGACAATCAACGGAATTGCAACGGCGAGCTGGCAACCGGGCACGCTTATTAACCTGTGGTTCCAGGATGCGCTTACGCTTACAAATGAAGGTTCCCCAAGTGCGGGCTTCGGTAAGCTCTATCTCTCCAAGAGTCAAGATTTCTTGACGGAAACGAATACTATTATGGGCTTTGTTTTCGATGGGACGAATTTTCAAGAGACGTGGCGCAAGAGCCCGTCCTAAAGACCTATGCCCGAAACAATCGGGTATGCCCACCTAGGGCCAGACGGGAAAGTTCCGGCTGATGAAATTGGCGTTGGTCCGGGAGGTGCAACGGGTCCGACGGGATACACGGGGGACACGGGCCCTGGAAACTTCACGGGTGATACGGGACCGACTGGCTATACCGGAGCCACGGGTTTTACCGGCCCGACAGGTTTTACTGGCCCGACAGGGTACACAGGTGATACGGGTTCCGCAGGTCCTCAAGGCATCCAAGGCCAAACAGGGTACACGGGATACACAGGCTATACGGGAGATAATGGCATCCGTGGAGCAACGGGCTATACCGGTTATACGGGTTACACAGGTCATACCGGGTATACAGGGTACACGGGAGCAGGTGCTACAGGATATACGGGCCCGACAGGATATACAGGCTACACAGGCTACACAGGAGCAGGAAACTTTACGGGCTACACGGGATATACGGGTCCGACCGGCTATTCAGGTCCTCCAGGTGTGCAAGGCTCGACAGGCTATACAGGTTTTACTGGCTATACAGGCCCGACGGGTCCGACTGGATATACGGGGCCTGCTGGGGCGGCCTCTGCTACGGGAGCGACCGGCTACACCGGTCCTACGGGATATACGGGGCATGCAGGAAGTGATGGAGCAACGGGTCCGACAGGATACACGGGACCCACGGGATATACGGGAGATCCGGGAAATGCTTCCGCTACGGGTGCCACGGGCTATACAGGCTATACTGGGCCTGGCATTACGGGACCGACTGGATATACGGGGGATGATGGTCCGCAAGGTATTCAAGGCCCTACAGGCTATACCGGGTACACAGGGTACACAGGTGCGGGGAATTTCACCGGCCCTACGGGATATACTGGGCATACCGGATATACGGGGCCAACCGGTTACACCGGTTACACGGGAGCAGGGAATTTCACCGGCTATACCGGTTACACGGGACCGACAGGCTACACGGGATATACGGGTCCCGGAGGGGCCGGAGGGAGTGGCACGTTTGTTGGCGTGCCCACATCAACCACAATTACAGGCGATACGAGTGAGCATGATTTCTTTGTCGTCTCGGTTCCCGGAGGGACGCTGGGCACGACGGATGGCGTAACCATGCAGATTGCCGTTCAAGGAACGTTTTCGGGGGGCACAAATCCTACGTTCCGTCTCAAATACGGCACGACGACAATTGCGAATTTCACCGTTACAAGTTCCGGTGCGGGTGCATGGACGGCGTTTATCTATTGCACGCTTCTTGCAAACGGCTCTACCAGCTCGCAAGTGGCAAGTATCTCCTGTCTCATTCCGACGGCTACGATCAACGGGGCGACCATTCTTTCGGGCACGGCATCCGAAAACTCGAACAACACGCTTGATTTCAAGGTAACGGTGCAAAATGCGGTAAGTACCGGCTCCGTTACGGCCTCGAATGGGTACGCGGTTCTCTACTAGTGGTATAATAGGGCGGGGCTTATTATTTCTCTCTATGACGCTTACATGTTCATGGTTTAAGCCTGCGCTTATCCATGCGATTGAAGCGATCGTGGTGCTTGGGCTCGCCATTCTCGTCGTTCATTTCTTTCCCGAGCAACAGACGGAAGTGGGGGTAATTGCCGTAGGGTTGCTTGCTTTTCTCGCGAAAGGTTTGCGTGCCTCGAACTCGCCTGTGCCGGATTATGTGAACGGAAATAAGTAACTTATTCATTATTCTTTTCCTATGGACGAAGAAGTGAAGATCGAGCCCGAAGCGGAAGCGGTCGAGCCGGTCGTAGAACAGCAGTAGCTATATGGATTCGGGACTGATCGGCACAGTTATTCAAGGGGGTTCCGTCGGCGTGGCCATTGTTGCGCTAGGCATCCTCTATAAAGTAATTATAAACGATCATTCCCGTGTTGATATCGTTATTGATACGATACAAAAGAACGCCATAGCCAATACGACGCTCGCCAAAGCCATCGAAAGCCTTGATAAGACGGTACAGAACAAACTATGAATTTCATTGACTGGATTAAGAATAAACTGGGAATAGTTCGGACCATTAATACAGGTCTCCTGCTTGATTCTCCGAAGTTCATCGAGGCACTCCCCCGTCATGAATTGTTCGCGGGTGGCGGAGGCATGGTCACGGATTGGAAATCCTTATGTCCGCCGTTTCGGTATCAGGGTGCAAGCGTGTGGTGTACGGCCTTCGCGGGTACGGCCATCGGGTATTGTTTCGAGAAGAAAGAACAAGGCTCCTCTCCGATCTTCTCGGCGATGGAGCTTTTTTATCGTTCGGGCGGTTCCTTGAACGGCAATTATCTCATCAAGACCGCAGATGAAATGGAGAAAACACTTGTCCTTGAAACGGAAGTTCCTACCCCCATTCCTGACGGCTGGGATATCAACCGCTTTCAGACTTACAAGGCGGCCTCCTATGCAAGTGCACAGGAGCTCTCTGAAGGGCAGAAATACGCGCTTAAGAGCGCGGCATCCGTAAATACGGATAAAGTTTCACTTCGCTCCGCCCTCGTCTCCTCGCCGCTTATGGTGGCTATTCCGATCGGCCGAGGATACTGGGAGAACCCGGCTCCCAACCCTCCCACGAACACGATCAATGCCTATCATGCCGTGGTCCTGGTTGATATTGACGCACAAGGGAACTACGTTATTTTTGACTCTCTTACGAACCGACAAGGTTTTGATGGTTTCCATTTGCTTGCTTCTGATTATCCGATTCTCTACGCCTTATCGTTTATTGATCTACCGGATAACTGGAAAGACATTCAACAAGAGCAGAACGAGATCACCCATTTCGGAGCTTTAGATCACTATGGAGAAAAGCGTAATTTTGCTCTTGAAGTAAGAGCCGCGAATGATCTGACATTGGCGGCTAAGAAGAATCCGACACTCGCCACTCTCATTGGCCGTCAGTTTACGGTGTATGTTAACGCCGTTTCCTATGGGAATTATAGTCTCCAAGATATCTTGAACAGCGCGACAAGCGTTCGCCGAGGCCAAGGTCCGATCTTCAACTTTGATCTGAAGCGAACATGAAACCCACGGTAAAAGGCGAGCAGGTACAACTGGCCGGATACTTCGATGAACTTATCCCACATCCGTTAGCGGAGTTAGATCGCACGGCCTTTCTTCTTCACTCCTACGAGATCGAGAAGAATGCCAAGGAAGGCTTTAAGGATTGGGAAACATGGACAGCTAAGCGTCAGATCATAGAAAACTACTGCAAGCGAACGGGAGTGAACTTCAAAAAGTTTCTCCACTACGCAAGCGGGAAATACTGGCTCCAAATACAGCTTCATCTATTGGCCATCAAGAAGATATGAAAAAGCCCCTTATGGGGCTCTTTCTTACTTCGTCTTTTTTACGGGTTGCGTCTTCGGCAATTCTTTTGCCAAGGCCGCCGGTTTCATCTTGTTCCAAAGTTCATCCTTGAAGGCGTTGCCTTTTGATTTGCTTTGGGCCAATTCCCCGTTGACTTGGGCGTTGATGCGAGAAGCCATATTAGAGAAGGGCAAGCACCTCGATCGAGGGCTTACGTTTAATCGTAGGTTTCTTATTCATATTAGCAAATACCTTTGTGGTGCTTATGGCCCTTGTGGTGCTTGTGATGGGCATGTTTCATCAAATGCTCCTTTCCGGCCATCTTCGGGCTATTTGACGGACCGAATTTGTGATGTTTCTTATGGGAAAACTTGTGATGCTTCTTGTGCTTGCCCGCATGTTTCGCGGCCATGCGCTGGAAAATGGCACCAGCTACGCGCTTCCCGGCTTCCTTCGAGCCGTATTCTTTGGCGGCACTTTTCGCGATCTTGCCAAAGCCTCCCGTCTTAAAGGTGCGACCGAGCTTTTTTACCTGGGCCTTACCACGGGCTCCATGAGGTTTTAGATGCGGGAGTTTGTGAGAAAACTTGTGATGCTTCTTTCCATGCATCTTATGATGCTTTTTATGCATGTTATCCATGCGGCTCGCGATCTTCGCGTCCTCCTGCATGTCTTTCGGAGAACCTTCCGTCAGTCCCGTGAGGGGGCTGATTTTGTGATGCGCCTTGTGCGAGAACTTGTGATGACGCTTCTTATGCTTGAACATCGGGTCCATCTTCTTCGTCATCTTTGACGAGTTCATGGCTCCGATTAACTGACCGGGGTGCTTAGGTTTAGGGATTCGCATAGTGCGAAATAAGAGAGTGATTAAACGGTCTCAAAAGAGACTCCCCCAGTGATATAAATACTATATCACACCGAAGCGAGAGTGCCGTAGGTTTTTGACTTCTTCACGTTCCCTTTCAAGGTCATCCGCTTCATTTTCTTTTGCACGGTGCGCTCGGATGCTTTGGGATGGTTTGCGTGGTACAGCTCATGCGCCATCGTATCCTTGAGACTATTGTACTTCGTATTGCCCTGTTTCTTTTTCAACTTGTGATGGAGTTTTTTGTTGATGCGAATGAGCTTTTTGGCTGTATCTGTATCGCCCATGAACCTCATTGTAGAATCTTCTACAACTTTATAAATCCCATGTTTTGTCTTCACTTTGCCAAGGATTTTTTTCTTCATACTTTCTCAAAGTTACATAAAGCGAATTCGCCTTTTAGTAAACGAGCATGCTTATCATAATGACGTGCCGCTTTAATTTTATCAGTGAATCGTCCTAAATGACGTGTAATCCCATTAACTGAAATTTGGACTTTCCATTTTTTTGTTCTAGTCTCCCAACAAACCCCCTTATAACCAGAAGTGTTTGCATCAAGCAATCTTTGGTTAGCCATGTTTTCTGCTCTTGAACAGAGGCGAAGATTAGACTTTCTATTATCTAACCTATCATGGTTAATATGATCGACCATTTTATCTGATGGAGCGCGCATCACTAGACGATGCAAAAGGAATCTAGTCATTTTATTCCTGCACTGCTTATTGGCCATGGCATAACCGTGTGTATTTATATGCCAAGTATATTGCATCGCCAATTCAAAATCTTCATCATCGACTAATGAAAATTTACCTAAATCCTTCCCTTTCATGGGAACTTTTTTCATAGGTCTTCTTCGTCTTCATGGCGGATGACGATGTCAATCATCTCGCCGCAGATATAGGTATGCCCTTGGCAATCCGGCGAACAGGTACAAGACGTTAAATAGGTTGTAGGATTTTTTGTAAATTCTTGGTTCATACTATCTTACGATAGCAAGAACGTCTTCGTGCGACAAAATAAAGTACGTCTTTCCTTCAAGGGTAACTTCATCGGGAGCGTACTTCTTGAAAATCACCGTATCCCCGACTTCAATGCCCGCTCCAAGGATAGAGCTAATAGCCACAACTTCTCCCTGTTCGGGCCTCTCTTTCTCCGTGTTTGCAAGAAAAAGTCCTGACTCGGTTTGCTCGCCCTTTTCAAGCACCAAGACCAAAATACGATTGCCAAGAGGTTTGATAGTCATAGAAACATGATACCATATTTAGGGAGGAAAGATGATCGTTTATTTCAAAGAAAATGGGATCTCCGTCGCCATGGAGACCGATCTCGATCATGCCCAACTGCATGCCCTGTGGATCGCCTCGACGAAACACGGGTGTCATGTCCAAGTTCCTCTTCGTCTCGGATCGCGTGCCCTTTTCCTGAACATCAGGAGTTTGGATACTGTCAAAAGTTTCGAGGGCGTACTTCTTCCATCCGGGACTATCCGTCCCCCTGCGCCTGGCTAGCCCCGGGCTTTTTTACTCATCTTCGTCAGGCCAAATGACGGCTCCTACGATCCCGATACACACAAGAATCCAGACAAGGAGGATCATATAACTTTAACGGATACCTCGTACCATTTGCCCTCTATTCTAATTTTTCGAGCCACACCATCGTATCCGCATAATTGAATAAAGGCATTTGTATTATTAATTGTGATTTCTGATGGTGGTTCTGTTTGGGCGGCCTCCTCCCAAAGTTCACTTATCGTTTCTAACGAGAGCTTGCCTTTGGGTTTCTTCATATCACTTCTGTCCTTCCTTACGGGCGAGAAGGGCGATAAGACGGTTCATGAATAAATCGGCTATTTCATTGAAAACCATTTTTTCATCGTATGTTCGGAATGTATGAGTTTCCGTTTCAATCGTTTCACGTTCTCCAAGCCTTGTTTTAGCGATTCTTTCCACACATTCTTCAATCCCCTTTTTCCGGCCTCGCGCTTCTGCTTCGTCTATCAGCTTATCAAGCAAGCCCGTCGCTTCAGGCACACATCTACCCGTAAAAATATCGGCTGGATCGGCAAGGTATTTTTCTATCCATTCTTTTTCTTGTTCCATATGTTCAATCGTTAGAGGGTTAAACGTCCCCACTATCCTTTAGAAACGGTTTTTTCTTGTCGCACCTACACCCCCACGCATTGATGAAACGGTTTTTAGACGGACGGACAATCCATGTCGGACAGTCGTTATACGTCGTGCATTGCTTCCGTTTCTTCTTGCGCTTCATAGGGTTCACTCGTTAGAGGGTTTATCTCCCTTGTCTTCCGTGAGGGCGGATTGGGTATCCCCCTTCCGTGAATTACGTTTATTCCTATTCTGTTCGGCCATTGTCGCCCACCGACAGTTCTCTTTGGAATAGGGGCCATTCGGATCAATTCGGTCTATGGTCGTATTCTTTGCCCCATACCTTTTCAAGTGTCTTTCGTGGCTCTTGAACATGTCCTTGAAGAAATCATCAAAACTTTTCCATTCCAGCGTAATCCCACGGCCTCCATAATACTTGTAAGCCTTACAACTTTTCCTGTTTACTCTAGCTCGCATGCCTCTGTAAATTGAAAACATCCTATGATGTGTCATTCCATGAATAACTATTGCCGGATTTTTCTTCTTAAATCTTTCTCGTGCCTTATCAAACGAAAAACAACCGCAAGATTTTGACCGACCATTCCTTAACGACGAACCACGGACTACCCCGCGCTTTCCGCATGAGCAAACGCAATGCCAATGGCTCCCATAACGGTTTTTTAATTCTGACGGCAATTTAGCATATCTAATCACTTTCCATCTACCAAAAGTCTTACCTACCATCTGGAATATGGGCATGCCGTTATTCTGACATAAAATCCGTCGCTTGCGAAGAGGGGGAGAACTTCAAGTATTTCTCCATTGGATCAGCGTCTTCCCAGTCTTTTGGCGCAGGAGATGAGGCGGAGAATTCGGGTTCACATTCATTACAGCCGCTACACCAATGCGCTTTTAGTCTCTTGTTTGGCATATATCACTCAGCTAATAGCTTTTTGATGAGACGAAGTTTCGCAAGGGCGGCGCGTCTGGTAGGCACAGCTCCCCAAAGGAATGTTTCAACCTTGCTCTGTTTTACCTTCGGATAAAAACCCGTCTTTTCGGTTGGCGGAATTGCCTTTTTGATACATGCCATTACATCCAACACATAATAGGCTCGCCATTTCTTCGCCTTTCGGGCGGAGGGAGACTTGGGCATATCAGGACGGGTATTCAGGAAGATTAGATGAAACATGGTTAATCCCGTTGTTAACCATCGTTTGATGACACCAATCAATGTGTTTCTCCAATTCTTCCACCCGTGTAAGGGCGTCAAGGGCGGTGGAGGCCAGATCAGGAGCGGCAGCAATCAGATGAGCATCGGCCCAGCCTGACGGGTCTTCCTGATCTAAAATTACGATTTGTTTGTCATCTGGATAGATTCCGTGGCTATCAATCGTGGTTACATTGATATTACCCATTGGGCCAGCGTGAGCGTGCCACGGCCCGCTTGTGGTTCCTTCCATCAACTCCTTTATCTCCTTCGCGCTCATGATCTTATTTGACATATCTATTCTTCCTTTAATTCATTAGCCCACTTTTCAAGCTCGGCCAGAAGGATGTCGGCATCAACGGCATGGATTGTCCCGATCTCGTCGCGGAAGCTCGGCCAGTCGTCCGTTTCGAACCCAATGACCTTTATTTGCTTGCTGGCCTTTTTCACACACTCGCAAAGACGCAGGAGGTCGGAGGGAGACATATCACTCAAGTTCTTCACGCTCGATAACAACTACGTTCATGCCAAAGGAATCGGATTGCATAGAGATAGCTTTAAGGTCTTTCTCCAATTTGTCTTTCAGTAGTGATACCTTTTCATTCTCTGATTTGGGGATGTGTAGCACGAGGGAAATCTCCCCGTCCTGCTCAACGCGTGTAAAAACAATCCCATTATCGGTAAACCATTTTTCTACATCTTCTCGGAATGTCATATCTATTTTAAGTTAGTCAGCTTGCGTAATTCATCGGCACGCGCCTCCGCTTCGGCTTTGGTTTGGTAACAGAGGCCGCTATCGAAGTTGCCTTCATCAAATTGACTATTGAAATTATAAAGTCTTGGTTTCCATTTTCCAGCATAGATTTCTAGTGTCCAGTATGGTTCTCCTTTTGATGGTTTCCACCTCTCCTCCACAGGTTCTGGTTCTTGGGCGGCGAGGTTCCGTAATTCCGTGGCCATTAGAGACGACCAAGTCAATGTCGAGTTTTTTGAGATTTGCTGTACCGTTTCAACCGCCTCCGCAATCTTCAAGAAGATTTGTTTGTTGGATGACATATTATTTTCTATCCATCAAGAGATACGCTAGAGTTGTAACGAAGATGGATGGCCCCAAAGCAAACCAAAGACCATCCAGGGTGATATCCTTCGTATTCGTGCTGATCGTAGTTACGGTTGTTGAAGCCGTCTTTTCTTGCAATCGCCAATCAGACGCTACCACGAAAAAACTATGTTCATTATTACGGATATCTTCGATATATTTTTGAGTGTAGTAAAAATGCGATGACCAAAACATCGATAGCAGGAAGACAAACCAACAGATGCCAAACTTATTTGATAGCGTGCGTTGGGTGTATTGCATATCTCATTCAGGGAGAATAGTGATAGAGGCGTGAGGAAACTGTTCCTGTATTTGCTTCCACGTCATTAATTCATGTATTTCTACTGCTTCAACCTTTGAAAAGTTTTTAGGCTTCTTGTCTAACCATTCACCTTTTACGAGATAACGAATCGTTCGCTCCTTCTTCGCGTGTTGTTTTGGGGAGGGCATATTATTTGTACTTGGGATCGCGTTCTTTAATGCGCCTAGCTACTTCCTTCTGATCCATCATGTGAAACTCATCGAAGCGTTTTTGGACTTCTTTCCTGTCCATCATGGAATGAATTCCCATGACAAACTCGAAGTCAGGATTTATTGTGTTCATATATTCATTCTGATTTAGGGAAGTAGCCCGCGATCCTCTTTGACTTCACCTCGCCACATGTCTCACACCGCATAAGAAAGGTTGTGATGCTCCAATTGGGCGGCCCAACGCGTTTTCATCCTCTACCGCATCCCTCTGCTCCTCTACCCACGTATGATTATGGAAGAACATATCAATCAAATGGTGATGGTAATGGTTTAATGAAGTTCGCGCCTTTGGATGTGTTGCATTTTCTACATTCGCCTTGGATGTTCTCTTTTCGGTATGTCCCGCCATATGCTTTCGGCAAAATGTGGCCTAACGTGAACGCATTATCTTCGACTGCTCCTCTTTTATTCATAGCCCGTATGAAACACGGCTGGCCGCACATGGCGCATAGGCCGCGCTGTTTCATAAACAGTCTGTAAAGATTCTTTCGAGCTTTTTGTTTGCCCATATGATTTGTTCATCCTCTCCATTGCCTTATCCTTTTGGATAAAGCCTCGGAGAGCATGAAAAATCTCATCGCTTCTCGTGCGGACGCTTCTGTTGGGAAACGCTCCTGAATCTTCTTCACCATCTCTTGAAAGAGAGGGCCGCCTGTCCGAAAATCCTCAATAAGCATCTCGTTCATGTGGTAGCCGCAAATCTCCGTTCCCTGCTCCCAAATAAAATCGTAGAACTCAATCAGGTCGGCTACCCATCCTTTCGTTTGTGTTTCATTCATATATTCATTCTGATTTAGGGAAGTAGCTCTCCTTTACCCACGTATGATGATGGAAGAAAGAAAGCATATTAGAGCTTTATTTCTACTGTTACTAAAGTGTCATTCTTAGAACCGCCGTGCGGCACAATCAAGATTCGTTGCATCTCGAATCCCCGACCCTTACCAAGCCCCATAGTATTCCATCCGAAGCAGATAACTTTTCCACCCTGTTTTGTAATTCTGGCCATTTCATCTTTACAAGATTTCCAGTAGCCCATATTCGCTACAGATTGTTTTAACTTCTCTTTCCCATAGCTTCGATAACACTCGGCGGCTTGGGTGATGGAATAAGGTGGGTCGAACAGAACTCCGTCTAGCGAATCGCTGGTGATATCGCGTAAAAATGACAGCGCGTCCAAATGGAAAGTTGCCTTTGCGTCAGGGTTAAGGTCATTGGTAAGAGAACATGGACTATTCATACCGGCAAATGGGTCGGCCCATCTTTCTCCAACGATTTCCTGCTTCAACAATTCACGGATCGGCTTAATCGTGAATGTCCATTTGTTGGGCATGGCCCAAATGCGTTCTATTTTCATACTCCCCGCTTTCCATCCCTCTTGGATGAACTTCGGAGAGCATGAGCTTGAAAGGGGCAGAGGGTCCACCAACCTTTCGGCTGATGAGTTTTCCTTTCAAGCAAAGCTCGCGGACATGACCAGCATCGGGAGATCCGATTTCACGGCCCGACCCCCTTCACCTGAACACACCGCTTTAGGGCTGTTAAGTGTGGTGCTATGAACACCGCGATTTTTCATAGAAATCATCCTTACCAGCCCCGAAGCGACGATGAATGGCTGCTCATTCACTTACGTCAGGGGCGGTTCTTCTCGGCCACCTTACTGAACCATTCATTTCGTATATTTGTCGCTACGGCCTCTCTTTCGAGAGAGCCGCCGGAAGAAGATGATGACTAACCGATATTCTTCAGCGGAATATCTTCCGTCGGTGTTTTTCATATGCTTATTTAACGCGCGGCATATGCCTTTTCATCATCTTCCGGCGACTGCCATCAGAGATGGCTCTGCCGCCGACAATTAACAGTGCGGCTAAGTGCCGCCCCAGAAGCCCTGTAAGGCTCTAGGGGCGATCCTAAGCCCGTTTCCGGTTCAGAGCTTCATGTGCCGCCTTATAGTCTCTCTGCAAGGTATTATACCGCCTTTCACTCTGTATCTGCTGGAAAGCGATAAAGAGGAGGGAGAGGCCATTTGTAATGAACAGGATACCGATCAAAATGAGCAAGATAGAGTCCATATGGTTATTTAAGATGTTTTTTTATGAAGGTTAGACCAACGTTTCTTTTGAGCTAAACTCATGCGAAGTTTTGTTTCCTCAGATATATGCCTACCGAGCATGGCTTTTCGTAGATTTTCCCGCCATTCTTTCGTGATAATTCTTCCCATTCGGGACTCGCTCATTTTCCTTCTCGACTCCGGACTGAATGTTCTGCCAGTAAGAGCTCTGCTCAATTTCCTTCGAGTCTCATCTGAGAATGTACGTCCCTTTGTTGTTTTGCTTATCTTTTCTCTTGTCGCTTGTGTCGGTGGAGCCCTACGTTTTTGTGCCTCTGATAGATTCTTTCGATGTTCTTCCGAGAATGTTCTTCCTTTTAAGGCTTTGCTAATGTTTTCTCTTGCCTGCTTTGTGGCTTTCTTGCCCAGATGTGAGGCACTCATCTTTTTGCGCGTCGCCTCGTATATCTCCTCAGGGCCACAACCGCCTGGCAAAATATTGAACAAGTTAGATTGATACTTTTCTATCCATTCTCTTTCCTTATTTTTCCAATCTTTTAATTCGCATTCTTCGAGAATAAGCATTCTTGGCTTTTCTCCCGTGCTGAGAATGTCTTTGATCCAAAAGTAGAGCTTTTTTCGATCCGAGATTCTGCCGTCTCTGACATGCTGTGTCAGTCTTTTCCTTGGAAGGTTTGTTTTTCCAATATAACGCACATACGACGCTTCAAGCGGATCGTTTGGATGAACCAATCCATAAATGAAGCATCGCATATGCTTAGAACGGGATGCTCTGTCCATTCTCATCAAGCACCTCGGTTTTTTCTGTCTCGGTTTCTTCTTTCTCGAAAGATTTTTGCCAAGCCAGCAGTTCTAGGATAGCTTGTCGGACACGCTCCTGCTCGCCTTCATCTAATACCCGTTCCGGCACGAACTTAGCCGCATAATATTTTTGCGGTTCTGTGAACTCTACGATGTCAAATCGAGTTGCGATCTGAGAAATAGAATCAACGCCGTCAAAAGCCTTTTTCCAATTTCGCAAGTAATCGAATACACCTTTTCGTGAAACTCCTTTCAATTTCACATTTACAATGCGGTTTGTTTCTAGGTCTAGGCAATAGGCACTCGCCCACAAATCAAACTGGAAATCCTTTTGATTAGGGATTTGCTTTTTCTCCAGGATCGCCACGTTCACCGCCTGTGCAAACTCCGCATCAATCGCATCCTTGAAGTCATGATAGGAGGGATAAATCGCAATCTCCGAACTCTTATTCTCCTTGTCGTCCCAGTTGATCGAAAGCAATTTGATCTCGTCATTCCAATCCGCAAACTCACGCGTTCGACGGGTCGGGCCTTGGTAGCCTTCCTTGTACTTCTCCTTGGCAAACCAGCGCACAAGGAGAATGGACGCGTCCCATGCACCCCCTCCCTTCCACGGTTTCTTTTCCTGCTTCTTTTCGGTCTGATTGAAGGAAGACGTATGCCACATACCACTCTTTCCGTCCAAGCGGATATACGTTGGCCTCGGTGTTTCATTCCCGCCTTGGAAGGTGGAGAGAGTCTTGAAGAAGTCGGCGTTCGAGGAGGTAGTTGAGAGAGCGTTGGTGTTCATATGATTAGTTATTTTCTAAAGTTTCTCTGATAGATGAAGGGATTTTTTTATCGGGATAAAGATAGGCAAGCAATTCTTCACCACTCGCATAACCTTTTTTATCGCCCTCCCAAGAGAAGGCATGGGGCGCACCACAACAATTACAACCTTCATCGGTAATTGTTTGATTAGTGATCTTCTCGAACTCTTTCAACCCTTCATAGAGAGATGGAAAATCTTTTTTACATGCTCTTGCCAAACTTCCTAACCACTTATCTTTTTCTTTCATCTCTTTCGGGGAAAAAAATAATCTGTGGCCAGGACATTTATCTACACATTCTTCTGTAAGATAATCTGGCTTTTCTTTATGAGAGAAATTATATACCTTACAGAACCACAAACCTCCCCATTCAACTTCCCATCCTGCTTTTTCTAAGGCCTTCCAATCTTTGTCTTTGAGCCACCAACCACCACCAGAATTATTTGATGAATATGAGAGGGTTATCATACCACTTGTTTAGAGTGAATGAATGAGCGGAGCTTATCCACGGCGGCGACGAATGTCGGGGAACCGATCTTGCTACTCTCGACCATCTGTAACCAGTCGATGATGTCCGAAGCTTCGGTACGGGTGAGTTTCAATTCCGAATTTAGCTGTCGGATAATATTACTTTCCGTCGGAGTGATGTCGGTTGTGTAAAGATTGCCGAGGCTAAAATGGATTTTCCATCCCTGCTTCTCCGTCATTTGGTTCTCCATATTAGATGCGCTTGCGTAATTCATGCATGCACTCGGCACAGACGCTGGTAGGGACACCATAGTCGAGTTCGACCACGGGATTGTCTTTCTTTTCATAGGCCCCGCAACGATGGCACCAAGCCCCTTGAAGACGGGGGGCCGGAGGCCACTCCCCGAACGGACGGCCATCGGTATTCAAGCGAACGGGCTTACAACTTGCCCCCTCTTTGATCGTTACCGTCTTGAAATAGTTTTCGATATCAGCACAAATCTCGGCGGCAGTCTCTTCGGTCACGGGTTCGTATTCATGGTTCATATGGGGTAGATTTCATATAGGAAAATCGTTTAAGTACGATCTATCCTTACGTTCATAGCGTACCCTAGGTACGAACGTTTGTCAAGTATTGCTAACCTTAGCCTCCTTTGGCTTGGCATCCTTACGCATTTCGCGCAGCTTTCTAAAGTGTTCGCTCTCTCCCTTCGGCCCCAGTTTCTTCTTCCGATTGGCGGCCGATTTTTTGCCCATGTCTGAAGCGGTCATCATAGATTGGTATTGTTTGATGGACTGTAGCATACTAACGTTCGAGCTATGAACAAGGAAAAAGTCAGAACCTTTGATACCTACGAAGCCGCATTTTATGCCGCGCAAAATCTCATGTGCCAGGATGAAAAGCCTCTTTTAACGTGGGTCCGAAGTACCAATAAATATCAAGTAACGTGGTTCCCGAAACCCGTAGAACCGATCCATGAAAGAGACTGAGATCCAACGCGCCATCCTCGACTACCTGATGTACAAGGGCATCTTGTGTTGGCGCAATCAAAGTATCCCCGTCCCCATCCGCCGTGGCCGTGAGATCGTCGGCCTTAGGCGTGCCGATCCCCATACGGTCGGCCAACCCGACATCATGGCTCTTGTACGGCCCAAAAATGCGTTATACGGGGTCTTGGTAGGCATCGAGGTAAAAGGGGCCAAGGGGAGGCTAAGCCCCGAGCAGGAGGCATGGCGCGACAAGATCGTAAAAGCTGGAGGGGTGTGGATCCTTGCTCGGAGTATCGAGGATGTGGAACAGGGATTGGCACCCGTGCTATAATCTCTCGGCCCCTAGAGCCCTTCAAGCGAAAAGCTTGGAGCCGGTCTACCCGCGTCATGCTCTACGGAAACACGAAAGCTCGGCCCATGCTGGGCTTTTTGTGTTTAATTTGCGAATATGCAGGCGAAAGTAGTTTTACATTTAAGGCACTTAATTCTTGCCGTTAGATCAGAAGACTTGCTTACGGTAAATTGTTTACCCCCGCATCTACAATAAAGACCCGAACGGTTTTGCTTTCTTTTACCTCCCTGATAAAGGAACGTGTCCGTCACTTCAAGCAAACTCGGATATGGATGGCTTGACGGCCTTCGTTGATGCTTCCTTTTTCTTGCATCAAACCTTGCATGAATTGCATTATGGCAGGAGTCACAGACTATTCGTAAATCATCCATTCTTTCGTCTCCAAGACGTTCGTATGTCGCATGATGGACATGCAAGCGTTCTCTTGAACCACATTTTTGGCATAAACGACCGTATAATTGAAAAGCCTCATTCTTTTTTTTCTGCCAAAGTTCCGTATTTAGGTATTCTTTATAGGATTCTTTGTATGTTTTTGGCTCTGACCAATGTTTCCCGTTTCGGAGTAATCTTTCCGGGTGTTTTTCAACAAATGAGCATGTTTCACACTTAAAAACACCGCTTCCCATAACGGAGATTCGTACGTTCGCGCAGGAGACGCATTTGGTGGCTTTCGGTCGGTTCATAGGTCGGTCTTTCTGCCAGCGGGCAAGCGGATACCCTAGCCCGTCGGTGTACGACTGCTTTTAGAACACTCTTTACTCGATTTAATATTCGAGAGTGTTTGTCATCGCTCTCCGTCCCAAGGCATTCGTCGCCGCAGGACAGGCTGTTATCCGCTCCCAATGCTTTGAGGAGTTGTGGATAGCCATGAAACGTCGAGACATCGTTTCACACGTATAGGTCTTTCTGCCATCGGTGTAAGCATCAACCCTCCCCGTGATTTAACTTGGCATCCAGCAGGCGGCTCACGGGGCTAGCCCGACCGATCCTGCCAGTAATAGGAGCCTAAGCAACACAAAATCCGCTAAAAGCGGGTCATGTGTGAAACGGACAATACAGGTTGTGCCGCGCTTTTGGCGCGGTAGGGAAATCCCTGCCTGTATTGTTGCCGTTTCATAGGCCATTGGCAAGTGTATAACTTAAAGGCCGTCAATGGCAAGAGGGGATTTACCAAGATTTTGTCCACATGCTACCTTGTCATTATATGGCAATGGGACGACCATCAATTTTTACGCAAGAATTGGCCGACAAGATTTGTGCCGGAGTTGCCGAAGGGATTTCATTACGGACATTATGCAAAAATGAAGAAATGCCGAGCCTTCCAACAATTTTTAGCTGGTTCAGACTTCATGAAGACTTTCTTAAACAATACGAGCGTGCAAAAGAGCAAAGCGCAGTCGCAGATGATGAGACTTTACAGGAATTAAACGACTTGGTGATCGAAGAATCGAAGAAAGAAGACTTCAAACGTGCGAACGCGGTTGTGGCGGCCTACAAGCTCAAGGCCGATAACTTGAAGTGGGCTATGTCGAAGAAGCAACCGAAGAAGTATGGGGATAGGTTGGATTTAACGACGAAGAACAAAGAGTTCCCGGCTCCGATCTTGGGTGCTTTACTAAAGCAACATGGAGTTCAAGCCGACGACAGCACTAAATAAAATTGCGGCACTGAAGGCGAGGCTTCGGATTATCCAAGGTGGATCGAGTGCCGGAAAAACAATTGCCATTCTTTTGCTTTTGATCGATTACGCACAATCAACAAAGAACAAGCGCATCTCGGTCGTGTCCGAATCATTCCCGCATCTTCGCCGTGGCGCGATTGCGGATTTTATTAACATCATGGAGGGCCACAAGTACTACAAAGACGAACTATGGAATAAAACGGAAAGTACCTATACGTTCGAGACCGGAAGTTATATCGAGTTCTTCTCTGCTGACCAACCGAACAAAGTGCGTGGCCCTCGCCGTGATGTCTTGTTTCTGAATGAAGCGAACAACATCCCGCATGAGACGTATACGCAATTAGCCATTCGTACCAATGAGTTTATCTTCGTGGACTATAATCCCGTGAGTGAGTTCTGGGTTCATACGGAGATTTTACCCAAACAAGATCAACGGCATGATTTCCTGATTGTTACCTACAAAGACAATGAGCAACTTCCGGCGGCGATCATTGAAGAAATTGAAAGCCGAAAGAACAACAAGAACTTTTGGCAGGTGTATGGCTTAGGCCAGCTAGGTCAGGCCGAGGGCCGCATTTTCCGTGATTGGGCTTTAATTGACGACATCCCGCACGAAGCCAAGCTAGAGAGGTATGGACTCGACTTTGGGTACTCAAACGATCCTACGGCCCTTATAGGGGTCTACAGATACAACGGAGGACTCATCCTTGATGAAGTTCTGTATCAAAAGGGTTTGAGCAATAAGCAGATCGCAGATGCGTTACTCAACCTTGAACGGGCTCTCGTGATTGCAGACTCCGCAGAACCAAAGAGCATAGACGAGCTTAGAAGCTATGGGCTTTCTGTTCTTCCCTCGAAGAAAGGGCCAGGCTCCGTCCTTCAAGGCATCCAATTTGTCCAAGAGCAAAAGATCAGCGTAACGAAACGTAGCCTTAACCTTCTCAAGGAATATCGAAACTATCTCTGGATGACGGACAAGGACGGCAAGATCATTAACGAGCCGGAGCATGAGTATAGCCATTCCATGGATGCGAGCCGGTACGCAATCGCCTCTTTCCGTCCGAACCAAGAAAATATGGCCAAGCAAGTGCAATTCAAGGGCACGATGGCTTATCGCCGCACTTCTCCGAAAGCTTCGAGTTTAAGTCAGGCAGGCGGTTCTACGCTTGATATGTTACATTAAGAGTAATTGGGGCTTTTAGTATCTAAAAACTGTGTCCATCATCAATAGCTTTGACATGCCGGACTCCGGAGGAACGGGAACCATCCCCGCATCCTTGAAGATCGAGATTGATAAACAAAAGGGCATTATAAACGAAGCCTCCAGTTATAACCCGACGGCGGAAGAGAACGCCGTACGGGCCATGGTGATCTATCACTTCACCTTGGGTTATACGACGATGTACAGGCCGCGTGTGGAGTTCTCGGATCTCTCCGTGATCGGTCGAGACCAAACTGACTTCCTTGCGTGGAATACCTATCAGCCGAATAACGGGACGCCGTTTGCAGGAGATTTGATTAGCGGTTGGCGCAGTAATGCCATCCGTCCCGTGGAGCGTAACAAGGCCATTAGTATTGCCGCCCATGCGACCGCAAGACTTTTATTCCCCAAGGTCTTTGCCTTTGACCAGGCGAGCGATTACCAAGAAGAAGCCGCCCAAGTGATCGAGAATCTGATGGAGTGGACGGCAGAGCGTTACGACTATGCGTACACGGCTCTTCAAGCCGTTATTCAAGCCTTGGTAAGCCCGGCTTCGATCGTCCACACCGAGTACACCGAGGTTTACCGAGAAGTGAAGCGTGAGAAACTCCCCGATGGAACATGGCGCAAAGAGAAGATTTTGGATGAAACCATGAGTGGCTTTCGGGATACGATCGTCCGTACCGACCAGTTTTTCATCGAGAACTTTTATGAACCGAACATCCAAAAGCAGGGCTGGGTTATTTGGCGACGCGTGCAGGATCACCGTTTAATGGAGCAAAAATACGGTCATCTTCCTAATTTCAAGTATGTAAAGCCGGGCATGCAGTGCCTGTTTAATGACGCAAACCAAGGCTTTTACTACGTCTATGATCCGAACATGCGCCAGTATCAGGATGAGGAAGTCCTGTACTGGAACAAAAGCATGGACGTATTCCTGGTACTCGTGAACGGTATTCTGGTTACTCCCGCAGACAATCCGAACCCGCGCTTGGATAAGCAGTATCCCTTCGCCAAGTTTGGTTATGAGTTCATTGACTCGACCTGTTTCTACTTCAAGAGCTTGGTCTTCAAGATCAGCCATGACGCGAACATCATCAACACGCTTTATCCGATGGTGATTGATGGGACGTATCTGAACATCATGCCGCCTTTCCTGAATCAGGGTGGCGAAATGATTGCGTCCGATGTGATCGTTCCGGGGCAGGTAACGACGCTGTCTGATCCGAATGCCCAGCTCACGCCGATTAAGGTGGCAACCGATATCAAGAGCGGTCTTGAGGCGTTGCTCAAAGTGGAGGAAAGCGTGAATGCAAGCAGTGAACAGCCGGTCGCTCCCGATAACGGCTCAACGACGGCATATGAGATCAGCAAGCGTGAACAGGAGCGCAATGCTCAGCTTGGCCTCTTTATCCAAATGATCGGTAACTTTATCAAGCAATTCGGTGCGCTCCGTCTCTCGGACATTCTCCAGCATTTGACCGTGGCCCAAGTGGATCAGATCACGGATGATCCACAGCTTGTGTACAAAACGTTTGTGCTTGAGAACAAGGACAAATCGAATAGTGCCAAACGGCGCAAACTCAAGTTTGACGATACGGTTCCCGATGAACCGCTTACGCCCGATCAGAGGAAAGAGGAAAGCTATAAGACGCTAGCCATGCAGGGAGGTCATGACAGCGAGACCGAGCTTTACCGCATTAATCCGCGCTTGATCCGCAGTCTCCAGTACATGGTGATCGTCTCTCCCGATGTCCTTCAGCCGCGCTCGGAGGATGTGGAGCGTGCCTACGCCCTTGAGGCATATGACCGTGCTATTCAGAATCCGACCCTGGATCAGGACAAAATTACGAGGGACTTCCTGCTTGCCCAGTATCCGAAGAGCGCAAAGAATCCCGACTCGTATCTCAAGAGCAAACAAAACGAAGGCCAGAACTCCATGCTGGCGGGTTTGCCGGGTCTTGGAGCCGGAATGGGCAATCCGCCCTCAAACACGCCCCAAGGCTCAAATAACCCCTTTGGGGCCGCACAGGGACAACCGCAGGCGAGCCCCGCGATGGCTCAAGGGATGCCCGGAGGAAATATGAAAGCCATGGCTTCCGCTTTGACCCCGCCAGCTCCAACGCGCTAGCATGCCTCTAATATGCTTCCTCCTTCCTTCCAACCCCAAGTAACGATCCCGCAATGGCTTGAGTTGCCCATGCCCGTCCGTTTGCGCCTCAAGGAAATCTTTAACGTTCCCCGTTCTTCCGGAACGGAAGTGAATAACAACGTAGTGGCTTCCGACGGTCATACGCATAAAGACTTGGCGAACATCACGATTGAAAAGATGCAGGCCTTCCTTGAGACAAAGGAAAAAGACTTTTACAAGCTTTGGAACGCGACCGCCGGGAAAGTCTATATGCAGTGGGAGAAGGAGTTGGGCGATCGTATGGAAGGATTGAAAGAAGAAAAGATCCGCCTCGGCCAAGAGAAGCTGGAAAGCTTGAAGGAATTGACTAAGGAAGTGGAGGAGTTCGCAAATAGTGTGCAAGAAACGATTAAGCCTAAAAAGCGCGGTCGGCCGAAGAAAGTTACGGTATGAGCCTTGCCGATCAAATTATTCGTCGCCAACAAGAACGGGCGATGGAGGAGGCCAAGAAAATGGTGTGTCCCAAGTGTAACTCCCGCATGGTAGAAGTCGGGGCTCTTACGGTTGCGATTAAAGACGACAGCCCAAAGAACGGAAACTATTGCGCCAAGTGTTATAGGGATTGGGTTGGGGACAATTTCCCTAAGTTCATAACCGACGAAGAACATGCGCTTAAGACTAAAAATTGAGACCTTTCTTTTTGGGAAGGAAAAAGCTAAATCACGTCTGCTCGACAGGACGTGCAAGCGTTTGCTTCGCCTAAATAAAAAGATTGAAAAACGATATGGAGTAGGGATGGATCAAAAATATCTTGATGAATATGAGATGCTCAAGTTGCAAGGAGGAAAGAAATGAACCTTTGTCCTACTGGGACAGGTTCAAACTCTGGTTGCTTCAACATCTCCACGATGAGTTGAATGATGAAAAGGCCGATGCCTTTACATCCGGCTTTGGCGATGGATACAAAAAAGGCTTTGAAGAAGCCAATGAACGCGCCAAGGAACGCGAGACTTTTTGGATGGAACAGGTAAGAAAGTCCGAGGAATATCTTCCGATGGATTTGCGGCTTAACCTGGATGGAGTAATCGAGGCAAAACCCGTGAATGGTTTGATCGGGCTCTCTCTTGGAGGGCGTGCTTTGGATAGCGAGGAAGTAAGCGTGCTTAAGCAGGAAAGTGATGCTTTGCTACGCTCTCGGTTGTGGGCTATTATGCAAGAGACGGTCAAGCAAAAAGCGATTGATAAGACCGTCCGTGAAAGTACCAACTGGGAACAGGCTCTTGCAGGCAAAATGATGATCCATTCTCTTGGGCTCCTAAAGTCCATCGTGGATGCGGTCGAGCGTGCCTCGGTTCCTTCCGAACAGAACAAATAAAGACTGGGGACACTTGGAGAGACACTCCGGGAGGGAATGTTTTATATTAGCCCCAGTCTTTTGTAAGACCATTCCCGCCCGTAGCGTCCCCCCAAGGGACGGTTTTTATTAGCAAAGCCTCCAAACTTTGTTACGGAGAAACGCCGCCTCCGGCCAATGCGGTTTACAAAATCTATGGCAGAAGAAGCCAAGGGAGTTGAAGAAACGACCGAGCAAGCTCCCGCCGGTCAATCAGGTGTTGAATCAACTTCAGTCGCACCTGCTGAAGACCCCGAAGCGAAGATCAACGCTCTCTTGGAGGAGAACGCGAAGCTTCGTAGCGATCGGGACAACTATCGCAACGCGACTTTGGCCTTGAAAGGCAAGAAAGAGCTCGAAGAGCTTGATCTCTCCGATCCGACCCAAGTCCAGACTTTCATTCAAAAATCCATCGAAGAACGACTGACCCAAGAGAAGGTAAGTGCGAATGAGAGCGAGCTTGAACGCGTGGTCAAAGACCAAGCCAAAAAGCTCAAGGAGTTGCAATTCGCTTTGGCCAATAAGTCCGTGGTCAACGGAACGGCGGCCGGAGGCGCGGGAAGTGAACCCGTAGCCTCTCCGAAAGTCGGCTATTTCTCTCCGGAGCAAAAAGCTGATTTGGAAAAGCGTTGGAAGGCAGTCGGCATCAAGGCGGAGAAATACCCCGAAATGCTGAAGCAAGCCGAAGAAAACGCTAAGCGCGTAACTCCCGGAAGTCTCTAAGCATACCTCTCGATTGGAATCAGGAAGTCTTCGTTGATTATCACTTCCTGATTTATGTTGGGTGATATTCTCATCTACGATGAAGGAGCATTCGGCTATCCCGGCGACGAAGAATTCGCCGTAGCCGCGAGTGCGACCCTTATCTATCCGGGAGAACCTGTGGCCAAAGCCTTGGGTAATTCCTCTGGAAAGGTGGTTGCTCCTGCCGCGACCGCTACGCCGGTCGTTGGTACGAACTATTACGCAGGTATTGCGGCGACGACCTCGACCAATACCTCCACGGCCGCAGGCACGGTCAAAGTAACCAAGCTTGTTCCCGGCGTGACGTATCTGTGCGCCCCGACGGTGGCTGCCTCATGGGATACGCAAAGCGAATACGATGCCCTTGTGGGTGCGCGTGTGCGTTTTACGTTGTCCGGCGGCGTGTACACCGTTGATGCC